CTCAATCGATAAATTGAGCAATGTGAGAAGAACCTTTGCTAAAGGTTCTCCCATCATAATTCCAGTACTAGAGACTATACTCTCTGAGTCCTTGAACATTATTAATCTAGGACCTATTAGGTCTTTAACAAGATTAATGTATTGGTTATCAATTGTTTTCAATTCATAACCTTCTATGAATTCTTCCAGTAGGATTCTTCCTACTTTGAATTCCAAAGAGTTAGTAGCATTCTTTAGATCGCTAGATAACATCTCTAAGTCATCTGTAATAGAAAGTTTTCTTTTACAGATGGCTTTACAAGCCTCCCAGGCTTGATCCTGTCTGTGAAACGATGAGAAACACGACGGGTGATATTTTAACACACCTTTAATAAGGTGTGCTAAAGGTGCTTGTAATATCTGAATCCAATAGGATGAGATCGTTACAATTCGAGCCTTGTTTCCCATTTCTGGTACCACTTCGGTTCTTACTATCGGCAAAGAAATACTTTCTTTCCAAGCAACATACATTAGTTGTTTGCCGGTAAATTCATCTAATCCACAATATCTACCGATATCAAGGAAAGATGGCAATCCTCTATTATAAGGATCGAAGAGATCTCCAGAATACTGGAATTGATCTCTATATAAAGTTTTCCAGATTGGAATACCTTTCTTAAAAATTGCAAAGCCAAACGGAGTTAATTCTGTCGAATCTTCGTTTGGTATTCGGTTTAAGACTCTAGTCATAGCTTCTTTAACTGCCTTAGCATTTCCACCATTTGATATGGTAGAATCTAATTCTCCTGATGAACAGACACTTACGTGTGCTGAATCATCAGACATTTTTGGACAGAATTCTCGGCAGAGTTTTCCGATCCTAAAAGCAGAATTCCTTAAATCTTTTAAAAGATTATCAGGGATATCCATCTCCCTAGTGACAGTTTTTTTAAACTCTTCTAGGGCTTTTTCTTCAGTTCGCTTTCCCATATATGGAAATTGACGAGTTGATATAACATGTGAAACATGTTGATATTGAAGATATGTTGGAGGATCCTCAATAGAGGAAATCCAACTTAAACCATTGAGAATTTTAAATATATTATTCTCCTTGATCTTTCTAGAACCAATTGTTCTAGTTTTTGATATACGATGAAAAAATTCATTTTTCCAATCTGTATAATCTTCCACTAAGAGACCTAAATTATAGGTACCTATATGGAATATTTTTCTCATTAACTTTTTCATTATTGAGAAATCATCTGAGTTGTAGATAAAAACTTTTTCATCTGCACACCAGAAAGCGTCAACAACGCCATTTACGAATCCTTCGATTCGTTTAAAATGATTGATAGGTCTTTGTAAAAGAACCTTTATCAATCTTGGTTTTAAACCAATACGGTTTAAAGCCCTGGTTAATCCGATCTTTTGATCTACTGTGAAGAATCCATTCTTCTCCCAGGATTGATTTGAAATCGATCGATTTCCTTTACTTTTCTCTTGTAGAATTGTACCACTAGGTAACATATATTCATAAATATTTTTGTTATCTACTAATTTTAATTCACTTAAGATAGGTAGTAACCTGTTTATTTGAGTTAAATAATTTTGGCCTACCCGTGCCCTAAGGTCACGGGCATAAACCAAAATATAATTAC